TGGGAAAAGATGTACGTCGAAGGACTTAAGCATCTTGGACTAACCATAGAAGAAAAGACTGAGCCATTCCCCGGCGCATGTGGAGTTGTGCATCCGTTACTCGTTGAAGCAGTTGTTCGCTTTCAATCAGAAGCTATTACTGAATCATTTCCTGCTACTGGCCCGGTTAAGACGCAAATTATCGGTAAGCAAACGCCCGATAGAATTGCCGCCGCTGAGCGTGTTAAAGAAGACATGAACTGGCGTTTAACGGATGAAATGCCAGAATATCGTGTTGAACACGAACGCTTGCTATGGAACTTAGCTATTAGTGGATCTGGTTTTAAGAAGGTGTATTTTGATGCTGGCTTGAACAGGCAAGCATCCATGTTCGTTCCGGCAGATGATTTGATAGTCAACTATGGGGCGGCTGATATCCATTCAGCAGAACGTGTCACGCATGTCATGCGCCGCACTAAAAACTGGATACAGCGCATGATTGACGCTGGCGTCTATGTTGATGAGGAAATCGGAGAAGCCGAAAACAAACGCACAGAGATTCAGCTTGCTAAGGACAAGTTGTTAGGTATAGACGGCGCTAATGGCGACTTGTACACTGTGCTGGAAATGCTTATTGATTTGGATATTGAACATCCAAAAGAAGATGAAGATGAGCAAGAGTATGCTTGGCCGTATGTGGTAACAATTAATACGGCTACGAATCGCATTATGTCGATTCGTAGAAACTGGAAAAAAGATGATGAAGCGAAGAAAAAACTTCAGCACTTCGTTCATTATATGTATATACCCGGTTTCGGGTTTTATGGTTTTGGTCTTGTCCATTTGGTTGGAGGACATGCTAAAGCCGGAACGTCGCTATTGCGCCAACTTGTTGATGCTGGAACATTGGCTAACTTACCAGGGGGCTTCAAGACACGAGGTTTCCGGATTAAGAATGATGATGTACCGATTCGACCGGGAGAGTTCAAAGACGTTGATATTCCGAGTGGTGCATTAAGAGATAATATTCTTCCTTTACCTTATAAGGAACCAAGTGCTACGCTATACAATTTGCTTAATACTTTGGTTGAAGATGGCAGGAAGACAGCCAACATTTCTGATGCCGCATTCTCAGACGCAAATCAGAATGCGCCAGTTGGGACTACGCTGGCATTGATTGAGCGACAACTGAAAACACTTTCCGCCGTGCAAGCACGCATGCATGCAGCTATGCGGATTGAGTTTAAGTTGTTGAAAGAACTGATTAAGAACAACGGTGAACGGCAGTATCCGTATGATGCCGATCCAGATCGTAAGACAAAGGATGAAGACTATTCCATAATCGAGATTTTGCCTGTCAGTGACCCTAACGCAACAACAATGGGAGTGCGTATTGCGCAGTTCCAGGCTGCGTTTGAGTTGTCGGCTAAGGCACCGCAGCTTTATGATGCTGCGTACTTGCATAGAGAAATGCTTCAGACTATCGGCTTAAAGAACGTCGATAAGATCGTGCCTACTCCGCAAGATCAAAAGCCGCGTGATCCCGTTAGTGAGAATATGGCGATTCTCATGGCTAAGCCGGTGCGTGCATTTATGCAGCAAGATCATCAAGCGCACATTATGGCACACCAAGCGTTTATGAACGATCCGAAGATTGGTATGCTGTTAGGGCAAAACCCCAATGCACAGATGATGTTCAATGCGATGCAAGCGCACATCGCTGAACACGCAGCATATGCATATAGAGATCAAATGCAGAAGATCATGGGTGTTGCGCTGCCTGATCCGAATGCTGAGCTTGATCCGCAGGCTGAGTACGAACTGGCTAGCTTGCTGGCCCAAGCTGCGCAGCAGGCACTCGCGCAGAACACGAATGAGCAGGCACAGGCCCAAGCTCAGGCTGCGGCCCAAGACCCGCTTGTTCAAATGCAACAAGCTGAGTTGCAGTTGAAGGATCGTGAGGTTAAGGTTAAGGAACGTGCTCAGCAGCTTGAAGAAGCTATTGCAGCAGCAGAAGGTAAGTTGACACCGCAACAGGGCGATCCGGTCAAGCAGATTGAAGCGTCTGCTAAGATGAAGGATATTCAGCGGGCAGATATGCAAGCGCAGCAAAAGATGCGTCATGCTGAACAAGCTCATCAAGTGCAGTTAAGTGGTAATGTGCATAGAAATAATATGCAAAATAAATTGGCTCAAGAAACTCACGGCTTACAGCAAATGATCGCCGCGCGTAAAGCTAAGCATGATATGGAAATGCGGGAAAAATCTGCTGCGCTAGCTGCAAAAAATAAGCCCAACTCTGGAGATAAGAAGTGAGCATGTTTCAAGGACTTAATGAATACTACCATAAGGAGTTAGAAGAAAGTGTTGATGCCCTTGTAGCTACCGTCAAATACGGACACGTTAAATCGATGGAAGAATATAATCTTATTGTTGGTAAGATTATTGGTCTAGAACAAGCCATAGAACGACATAAAACATTATTAGCCAATATGGAGAAGAGTGATGACTGAAAGAAATATCTACTTACCAGAACATGTACTAACAATGCTGGAAAAAGAAACTGCTGATTTGGAAACACAGTCAGCAGAAGAACGAGGTAGATATTTACCTGAACCAGTTGGCTATAAGTTACTTTTAATTCTTCCGGATGCTACAGATAAATATGAATCTGGAATTATTAAGTCAGATCAAACAAGATATAACGATGAAGTTGCTTCCGTTGTAGCTTTTGTTGCTAAGCTTGGTCCGGATTGCTATAAGGATGCTGTTAAGTTTCCTAATGGGCCTTGGTGCAAGCAAGGTGACTTTGTAATCATTCGTCCGTATAGTGGCGTGCGTATCATCGTGCATGGAAAAGAAATGCGCTTAGTAAACGACGATTCAATTGAAGCAGTCGTTGATGATCCGCGCGGTATTAAGCGAGTTGGAGGTTAACATGGCTACTACAAATCCTGAATTTGATATCGAGACTACTGTTGATCTTGATAACATTGATGCCGATGCAGCTAAGCAGTTTTTAGATCGGCATGCAGTTAAAGACGACAAAAATAACCTCATTGAAGTTGAGGAAGTTCCTGATCCTGGCGTTGATGCTAAGGATGCTAAAGCTAAACCTCTACCCAAAGATGAGAATCCAGAACCCACAGAAGAAGAACTAGCAGCATATTCTGAATCTGTTCGCAAGCGCATTGAAAAGCTTACTCATGCGCGGCATGATGAGCGTAGAGAAAAGGAACAAGCAGTTCGTGAACGCGATGAAGCTATTGCCTTCGCGCAGCGTGCTTTACAAGATCGTAAACGCCTTGAAGAGCAAGCTAAAAAGCTTACTGAAGAATCTACAACAAGTTCTATTAAGCAGCTTGACACAGAAATTTTAACGGCAGAAAAAGAATATATTGAGGCTACCGATAAATACGATTCGGAGGCAATGGCAGCAGCGCAAAAGAAGCTCGCTGCCTTAGTGGTGCGTCGTGAATTGGCAGAAGCAAAAAAATCTGCCACCCCTATTGCATCCGTTGAGCGACCTGTGGTACAACCCACACCTACGGCGCGTCCTGCCCCCGACACACGGGCTCAGGAATGGGCTGCACGGAACAGCGCTTGGTTCCAAAAAGATAAAGCGATGACAGGCTTCGTGTACGGAGTGCACGATGATCTAGTCAACAAAGGTGTTGATCCCAGGCTAGAGCCAGATACTTACTATAGTAAACTGGACGCCGAGGTTAGGGCTCGCTTCCCAGAGAAGTTTGAGCAAGATCGCACCGAAGCTACACCCCGCCAAAAGAGTCCTGTTGCACCTGCTAGTCGAGCAGTGAATGGGCGCAGGCGCGTCACGTTAACAGCATCAGAACTTGCGATAGCAAAGAAATTCCGCCTAACACCGGAGCAATTTGCAGCAGAGAAAATCAAACTGGAGAATGGAAATGGCTGAAACAAAAACTCGGGAAATGCAGTCGCGTGATACTGAGTTGCGTGGCCTTCAAGAACGTAATCCAGAGGATTTTCGCAAGTATCAATGGAAACCGGCTGAAGCTTTGCCTATGCCTAAGGCACCGGATGGTTGGCACTATCGGTACATTCGCAAAGCTATTGCTGGAACGGCTGACGTCAATAATTTTGGTAAGGCCATGAGAGAGGGTTGGGTTACGGTTCCTTTATCGGATCATCCGGATATGGAATCTAGCGTTGATCCTACTGCTAAGAATTCTAATCTAATTGAGATTGGTTCGCTAGTGTTGTGCAAGATTCCTGTCGAAATGGCTAATGCACGTAAGCAATACTACGAACAGTTAAATACTCAACAGATGGAAGCTGTAGATAACAATCTCATGCGTGAAAATGATCCGCGCATGCCGTTGTTTAATGAGAGAAAAACCAAAGTTACTTTTGGTAAGGGTAATTAACTTTAGGAGCATTAACAAATGTCTTCGTCTGCTACGCCCTATGGGCTTCGTCCTTTAAACTTGATTGGTGGGCAACCGTATGCCGGTTCTGTCCGTGAGTATAAAGTTGCAGCAAATAATGCCGCAGCTATTTACTATGGAGATTTAGTTGTTTTGAGTTCTGCTGGGCAACCGTCTGCGGTTGCTAGCACTTCTCCTACAGCTAACGAACTTCAGGCTACGTCCGTTAACGCTACTGCTGGTATCATGGGCGTTATGGTTGGTGCTCGATATGTTAACTCTATCGGCCAAGTTATCCATAACAACTTCTTACCGGCTAACACGATTACTGGCGGCGGTTCTGATGTCTGGATTTCTGTGGTTGATGATCCTGACGTTCTGTACCAAATCAAGGGTACTGCCGCGTTAGGCACATTTAATTCTGGTACTGCTGGTAGTGGTTGGCCCGGCGCAATCGGTAAGAATGCGTCGATTACTTTTGGTTCGGCCACCGCTTCGTTAGGTGTTTCGGGTCTGCAACTGACAGTCGGCTCTAACGGAGCATCTCTCGCAGCTACGCAAACCCTGGCACTTCGCATCGTTGATGTTGTGCGCGGAACAGAATCAGACGCCT